AGATGTCGTGTCATCTTCTCCACCCTGTAGGTATTGTTTCAAGAGTGTACCAACGGAATCCATGCTTCTCTGCCCACTCTTCCATTGTGTAGCGTGTACCATCCTTTCTTCGCTTGGCTCCCGGCATTGGGGTGCTGGCTCGTTGGAAGAGAAATACCAACTCTTCCTTCGGGCTGAGTGTGTCTGCGATGATGACATACTTACGTGCCTCCTCAGATGTACGGAACCTACCCTTTGCTTCTATGTACCATGTCTTGCCACGGTGAGTGTAAACAAAGTCAGGCTCGTAGTGTTTAGGAACAAGATAAAAGATACGTTGTTCTGGATGATACTCACAGCCCTGCATAATCTCATGGGCTGCTTTCTCAAACTTAGAATCATATTTCACTTGGCTTCTCGTACTTGTCATCAGGTGAACGCAACAGGTATAGAAGCTGTAGACTTTCTAGCAACCTGTCCTCATCCAGTTCATTGTCCCAGTAGTGAGTAAGACAGGTGCTGTAACACTCCCATTCAGTAGTACAAGGATCAATGATCTTGTCTGCTTTCTTAGGACCGATACCATGTATGCCCGGTATGTTATCAACACGGTCGCCCATCAATGCCTGCTTATACAGCCAGCGCATAGCATCATCAGGTAAACTTGAGTTTACTTTTTTCTTGGTGTAGTCATACATAGGACAAGGAATCTGTCTGAAGTCTTTGTCCAACGAACAGATGATGGCGTTGTGATCTAGCTCAGTAGCCTTGATAGCAATAGCATCATCAGCTTCCATGCCGTTAACTACTTGTGCGTTCCACTCTGACACCATGAAATCACGGAGCAGTTTCTTGTGAACAGGCACACGTTTCTCAGTACGGTTACCTTTGTAGGGTAGGGTAACAGCAACCTCGTCCCTGAAGTTGCCCTTACCAGTTAGGTAGATGATGCTGGATGTGTAGTGGTCAGATAAATCTACAACCATCTCAGACAGATAGTTGTCTAGGGTCTGCACTGCAACGTCTTCACTCTCCTCGTCACAGGCAAACCCCACACGATACACCAGCATATCACCATCAATGAGTATCACAGAGCTTCCATCTCTTCTACTTCTGGTGCGTACTCAACAACCTCATCAATTACAAGACGCTTGAGTGTGGCACTACGACCCTTCTTCTTGAGGTACTCCCAATCGTAGTATCCGATAAGGCACTTAGCTTTAGAACCATTACCCACCACAACCCCTGACTCTGGGTCATCCATCTCATCTCGTGGGGTGCGGCCCTTGATGAGCAACTCTGTACCGTCTGGGTTAAAGGCTCTGTACTTGTTGTTGGATTTGCAGGTAATAAATTGTCCACGCTCATCCCCCTTGTTGTTAATAGTAAGACCCATATCTTCTAACGCAACAACAGCAGCATCAGAAAGGTTACATAGATCAACAGTAAACTTACCAGCCAACTCATTCTTGTGAGTCAGGTTAGGCCAGAACAAATCACACTTGATCATTACGTTGGGTGCTTCATTAGACATAATAGCATATCTCCTGCTAGTTAAACTTACCCTAATATTATACCACATAAAATAGAATTGTGCTAGTGGGTATCAGCCCAACTATTACCAACCCTATACTCTCCGTCCAACGGACAGTTCAGTTGCAGGACTTCGCCTGCGAATACCATTGCGTTAACACAAGACTTACCAATGAAGTCTGCGTCTTCTGGTTTACATTCTATCTGCCACTCATCGTGTACCTGTGCGACCAGCTTGAAGTCAACACGTTCCAGTAGGTCATACAGTATGACGATGGCTTGCTTCATCACCACAGCGCCAGCGCCCTGTAGCAGTGTGTTCAGTGCGGCGTGTTCTGATCGTACACGTATGCGTCTACCATCAAGACCAGTAAGAAATCCTGTCTTGGCATCTGCCATAGTCTCAGCACGTAAGTCAGCCAGTGCTGGTGTGTTCTCAAGGAACGCTTGCTTCAACCTCTTACCATGAGCAGCACTACCACCTACGATGCTACCTATCTTGGCATCACCTGCACCGTACAAGAACGCATAGATAAATGTCTTGGCATCGTCCCTGTTATCTAAGCCTGCGGCTATACGGTTGGCTGTGTGTATGTCACCTGTGAGTATCTCGTTGGTGTATTTCTCGTCGTTCATATAATGAGCCAGCATACGTAGCTCAAGACCACTAGCATCAGCACCAACAAGAACACGACCATCAGGAACAGTGAACAACTCACGACACTGCTTACCGTACTCAGCCCTTACAGCAGGAACTTGAGCCATGTTAGGTTGTGAGTGTGCCATTCTTCCGGTAACCGCTCCAATGTGACGTACTCGCCCATGTATTCTGCTACCTTCTCCAACTGCTTGAATCCACGAATCAACTTGTGACGCTCGCTTTTGACAGAGAAGATAACGGAGGATAATCTTTGCCTCGGGAATGTCATTCTGCTTTTTAAGCGTAGCCTCATCGACCTTCGGTTTTCCTGACGGAGTGAGTTCCTTCCACACTGCACCTTTGCTAGTAAGACGATCTGCGATTTGTTGTCTACTACCGACGTTGAATACCGTAACTTTGTCCTTGAGTTTCTTACCTGTTTTATCACTGATCCTTTCCTCCACTATGGGTGGGAACACACGTTGTAGATCACTCTCAATCCTGTGCATACGGGTAGTCAGTTCTTCATACAGTTCAACAGCGCCATCCTTGTCGAACTCAAACCCGTTGTCTTCCTGATCCTTACAGATAAACGCAACACTGTGTTCCAGATCCACGCAGTGCTTGGTAAAACCAAACAGTCTCATCTGTTGTAGTAACGCATCATGTAATCTTTCAGTGACATCCACATCTCTTTTACAGTACGCCACCATCTCTTCAGATAGCTCTTCCCAATTTGTATGCTCACCTTTAGGGAAGCCAAGTCTAGTTCCCCAAGCAGCGAGGCTGTGACCACCATCCAGATCGGGATGAAAGAGACGAGAAAGAACCAGTGTATCCACAACTCTGTCTTGATCAATGCGTATAGACCATAGCCTGTTAAGTACAGGAAGATCATACCCAATAAGATTATGCCCACATACCTGTCCACCACGCGCCAGTTCATCGATTAAACTCCTCCTAGATAAGTGGGTCAAGTGAGCTTCGTTCGGTCTCTTGGTAACCACGCAGTGTACTTTCGTAGGGTTCAGGCCGTCTGCCTCTATGTCTAAGAACACAGTATTCGTAGTAGGCGAGATCAAGTTTCTGTCTTTCTGATAGTTGACTACCACCATCCCTCATCTCCTTGTTCTGTTCCTGCGTCATAATCCAACGTCCCATCTTCGACATCTCGTATCTCCTCTAGATCACTAAGACTAGCATAGTCCATGTTTCCTACCGCAGTCAAGTCATCCTCAACTAAGAAACGACTACACTCGTTACACATATCAACGAACTCCCCACTCCCGCTGAACTTCTTGGTTAGCTCGTAGTCTGTCATTATCTTATCACAAGCAATACACCTCATTCAAATACCTCAGTGAGCCTCCCTGTTTCTTTGTTGTACATCAACGCAGTAGCTGGCCCTGTCATACCGCTGAACCTGTTCTTCAGTACACGCACGTTGGTAGTGTTACGTACCATAGGATCCTCTGCTTGTGCATTACGTTCTAATCCTAACACGATGTCACTGAGTTGGGCAATGGCGGCACTACCACGTAGCTGACCAAGGCTGGTGTACGCACCGTCCTCATGTCCCTTGCCTTCAGGTCTGCGTAGGTGTGACACAATAAACATGGACACACGCATCTCCTGACAGAACATACGTAGCTTAGTCATGATCTCGTCAATAGCCTTACGCTCATCACCGTTCTCCTGATCTGATACCAGTATTGATATGTGATCCAGCACTATGTACTGCACACCAAGCACCTTGATCTGGTAACGGAACCTAGCCAATACGTTCTCTATCTTGTTGGAACCAAACGTATCCCACAGCACAACACGGTCGTCAAGGTTGAGGCTGTCAAACACTTGGTCTACCTCAGATGGTGAGTAGTCACAGCCCGGTAGGTGTATAGGTTTGTTGATCTGTAGTCCAACAAGACCACGAGCAGTACGATCAGGTGTCTCCTCAAGGAACGCTAGCCCTACCCTGTCGGTAGTCTGAGACAAGATGGAGAAC